GAAAGTCTTTCCAGTAGAAGACTCTCCAGCAATAGCAGTAATCTTATTCCCAGATACACCACCAAATACGCTACCTGAAACCAGTGCGTTAAAAATGTACGAACCTGTGTCAACATAAGTTTCGGTTTCATCAATTTCAGATGCAAGTTTGGTGTAGTCATCACCAATCTCTTTTACAATATCTTTAAGAAAGTCCATTATCCAAAAAATAGTTCTAAGTTTACAACTTTTTCTACATTCCAACCAATAGCATCAAGGATAACCTTTACAGGTTCAAGAAATGCCTTGTCAAATTGTAGGTCATAGTCAATGAATTTGTCCAGTCCCAACTCAACTGGAAAATCTGAGATGAATGAAATCACATTCTCTCTCATTGGGTTTGGTTTCTTCAAGTAAATGAACTTGATTTTCTCACCATTATTGATAGCAGAATATTTGTTGGTGAGACCTCTTTCTTTGATGTAATAATTATAAAGAAGAGCACCTCTGGCATGAATAGGTGTTCCTTTATTATAGATGGTTGAGTATGATTTGTACTTGTTTACATCAGAAACAGTTCTTGGAAAAGCAATAGACTCTGGTGGGAGTTTCTTGAACTTCTCTCTACACTCATCAATAAAAGAGATCATCTCATCTTCAGTCCCACTCATCATCACTTTGAGACCATCCTTAATCATCTTTCTGCAAGGTGCAGGTGTGGATGATTTGACTGCTTCAATACCCATGATCTTGAGTTTAGGATCTTCATACCTGACACCTTCACTGTCCCAAACATTGAGGATGTATCTTTTCTTGGCAGTCCAGATTCCACGATCAGCGATGTTCTCTCGCTTCATCTGCATCTTCTGGTCATATGCATTGACATACGACGCCAGTGTCTGGTAACTGGTCTCAATGAACGGTTCAAGTTTATCCTTACAGACCTGATCGATGATTGATACAACCTTACCTTTATCGCCAGACTTATCACCAATAAATTTATCAATAATAGGTCCAAAATTAATATAGATTGAGTCAGTGTCAGATGCAATGACATAATCTACATCTTCTGTTTTTAATAGATTATTTAGATAACCATTCATTCTGTTCTCAATCCAGCGTATACTGACTTGTCCAGAAAGAGTGATTGCTTCAGCATTCGCAAGCTTGTAATATCTAAAATACTGATTACCGATAGCACCATAAGCACTATTGAGACAGATCTTACGAACCATCTGGAAGTTGTTGAATTTGGCAATGTCTTTTACCGTTTGCTCTCTGAGTTTCAGAAGTTGAGCATCAGATAACTTGGTATAGTCATTGTCAGAAACATTGATCTCCTGTTCTGCTTCTTCTCCTGCACCACCAATCAAATAACCCATTACAAACCCCTCTTTTTCATTTCTGCTTCAATATCAACAAGTTTCTGCTTTGACTTGAGCATTTCTTTTTTGAATGCCTTCCTCTCAGCATACATCTTTTCCATCAACTCTGGCAGAAATCCCTTTACATCCTTCCTATACATTGCACCATTGGCACAAACAGCATAGTCCTTGTAAAGTTCAAATGTCAGCTCTTCTCCCAATATCTTATTTACACTTACTGATGGATGCCTATCTTCAATCAGAGTCTCTGGTGAGATATTGTATTGCATAATCAGGTGTGGATACAGTGAGTTGAGGTCAAAGGATACCACCCAATCATAAACACCTGGTTTGGGTTCCTTCACATAGGCACCAGCAAACTTGTCATTCTTTTCACTGCTATCTTTTTGTGGAATCACAATACCCCTCTTCTTGAGGTAGTTGTAGATAATAGTATCCCACAACCTAACCTGGAACATAGGGTCAGCAAAGTTGACCTTAGCATCATATGCCATAGTCACAACCAGTTCAATCAGGCGAAGTTTATCCTCCAACCTATCAACCAGTTCAACGTCAACAATGTTATAGTCAACAAACTTCTTCCAGTCCTTAGTGTAGAACTCTTTGAAGGTGTCAAACTCAGAGTGGTCCAACTTCTTCTGACCCAACTCAGTTTCTGCAATAAAGTCCAGTCTGTATGACTCACGATTCACATAGGTGAACTTCTTGTACAGTTCCAGATAATCAAGATCAGTGATACCACCAATCTCATAGGTCACAAACTGTCTACCAGAGATAGAAACCTCCCTCCTGGTAATCAAACCCCAGGGAGAGATGTTCCTGAGTTGTCTGTCCCCAAGGACTCTATCAACCCTCCCACAGATGTAGGGGATGTCATACAACCTTGTGTTCCACCCAGTGACCACATCAGGATAGTCACTCATCCACCAGTCAATGAATGCCTGAAGCATTGTTGCCTCATCAGGGTAGTAATGATAGGTCACATTGTCCTGAGAGGGGGTGTATGGTTTCCTACCCCAGGTGGTAATGTGCTTGGTTGCATAGTCCTGAATAGAGATGGTCAGCATCTCTTCTGAACAAGATTCAGGATCAGGGAATCCATGTTCAGATTGGACCTCAATGTCCATGGTCACAAGTTTCATCTTCTTGATGTCAAACTTGATCTCATCTTCAGGATACTGGTCAGAGATGTACTGATAGATAAACCTCTCATTACCATGAATCTTGAAGTTGTCTACTCCATCATACTTCTTGTAGAACTCCCTACAATCTCTGACTGTTCCAGGTTGAATTGCTTCTACAAATTCACCTTCAAGAGTTTTGTATTTGGTTGGTACATTTGATTTGACAAAGAGGGTAGGACGATAGTCATCCTTGTATTGAACTCTCTTACCATTTTCATAACCACGAACGAGGAACTTGTCCCCAACCATCTGCACATTGGTGTAGAATTTCATTCCTTCACAAGATTTTCATACTTTTCAATCAACTTACTATTTGCTTCAGTGATAGTAAGAATCTTATCTGAGTGTATCATAAAAGTGTTCTGATGGGAAACATCCACCAACCAAGGTGTCAGTGTTCCATCTCCAACAAGAACAAATGGTTCAATCAGTTTACAATCAGGTTGACCAAGATCAGATGGAACTTCTTCAATCTGAGTCAGCAGCATCTGATTGTTCATCAGAACCAGCAACTTTAGCCTTTCTCTCTTCATGAGCATCAACTCCCTTTTGGTACATATCAAGTAATTTATCTACTGGTTCAACAATAGTCACAACCCAATCAGTAGGAATAGGAATAACTTCATCCTTACTCAGAGGCAACCAAGGCGTGAGTTGAATTTGAAATGGAACATTTGTATTTCCATTAGAGTCAGACTTTTCACCAAATAGATTTACTCTGCATGGATACTTGAGAAAATATCCTACAACAGAGTCTTTAACAATCATCTCTTGAAGACCTGCTACTACATCTTCACCAGACTTCAAGACTACAAGTTTTACATTCATTCTTCTACTTTTGATTCTTCCAGTTTCTTAAGTGCTGCAATAAGTTCAGGAGTTTCTTCCCACTCCCAAATCTCCTCATGACCTTTACTGTCAATTTTCTTGTGCTGTTTTGTTGCCATGATATTCTCCATTTCTACCATCATACCATAAAAAAAGGGGGGATGCAACTGGATTTTGCCAGTTGCTCCCCTGCGCCGACGATATTCAATTATATTTAGAGATAATCTTTGCGAGCATGATGATCTGGAACTACCTTTCCAAGTCTGATAACCAAGAGTCCGTCTTCAAAGGTGACTTCCCTGACTTCTGTGTCGTCGGATAAAGTCCACGCTCGTTGAAAACTTCTTTGAGCCAATCCCTTGTGGATAAACGTCTTGTCCTCTGATTCGGATTTCTGTCCGGTGACATAAAGTTTTCCATACTCGGTGAAGACATTGACTTCCTCCTTTTTAAAACCTGCCAATGCAATCTCTAATAGAGATTCCACATTATTTACTTGAATCAGATTGTAAGGTGGATAGTTTGTTACAGAATTGTTGAGAACACGATCAAAGTATTCATCTAACCCAATACTGTTCTTTGTGATCTTGTCAAAAAGCGAGGGAAGATCAGCCGCAGTATATCGTGT